GGAATTTTCTAAAAACTTTATTGCTCTTTGTCTTAAATATTCATCCTTTTCCATCAAAGGTATACTTGCACATATCACTATACAAAATTCTAATACTCCATAATAGTCATCATCACACAGAGGATTATCTGCAGATGAAATAACAGAGACATCTACTTCTCCTGTCCATCTTCTGTCTTCAGTCATTGTAGGCTTTACTTGTATAATAAAATCCTCAAGATTTAATTTATCTTTTATTGTCATGCTATATTTATAATAGAAGGGTGTTTGTTTTTACCCTTTTCTTTTATCCATTCCTCAGGTATAGTTGTATCACTATACTTAAAACCATTTTTGTCGCACCATTCTGCGTAAGTTGTTTTAGAACCTGTGTATAATTTATTACTACTATTACCAAAAACAAATCTAATATCAAGAGAGGGATGTTGTTCTTTTATAGCTAATGCTCGTGTTCTTTCTCTTGCTTGAAAAAAACCTTTGGCTTCAATGATTATGCCATTACTTAGTATAAAATCAGGCTTATAGGTACGTTGAGTTAAATGAGACCATTTAATTCTAACAGTCTCATATTCAAACTTAACCTTTTTACTTTTTAAGTCTTCGGCTATGCCATGCTCTAACGCACCTCTAAAGCCATCTTTTAAATGTGCTATTGTTGGCACTAGAGTATTCTTCTCCATCCTGAAAAAGGATTAAATTCATACTCTGACCTACTATAATCATAGCCAAGTGCCTTCATCTCTTCTCTTACTGCTTCGTCTGCTAACTTCTTATTTTCCATAGCTTCACGTAAGCCTTTGGTCTTCATTTCACGAAGAGTCTTTTTAGCTTCGGCTAGTTCTTTTTCCATATTAGAAATGTCCTTTTGTAATTCTTCAATCTTCTTTACATCTGCCATTATTTTACACTCCATATTTTTTTTGCTTCCTTTACCATGTCCTCTGACCATTCCCATTTGTCAAAGTTAGGATACAACATAGAAGCCAACTCATGCTTATCATTACTGATAGACAAAAACTTTTGAATACTAAAAGCCACCTTTTTCAACTGCTTTTTATATGCAGTTAGTTTATCTAGGGTATATACTTTGTGTCCTTTTGGACTAACAAAGAATAAATCTATACCCTTGTCAGGATATGCCATAGAATATAATGCCATCTGTCTTTTCTGTGCTTCTGTAGGTTTAGATGGCATCCTATTTGTAGTTTTTAAATCTACTATCTTATCTTTAAATAAGAAGTCTACATATCCCATAATAGGAATTGGTAAATCCTCAACTTGAACTTCCACTTTTTCCTGATAACTTTCAAGATTATCGTACTTAAAGTTCTTGTCGAGGATAGTACCAAAACTACGAAGAGCATCCTTTTCTTTCAAGGTCTTCCCATCATTCAAGTCAACTCCTGATTCGCAACACAATGCAATAAACTTGCTATCAAGAGCTTGGAAATCAAAGAAACCTTTCTCATACTTGTCAGCCAAGACATACTCTTCTGTAATACCTCTTATGGCACTAGCTCCACTAGAAGACCTAACACCAAAGAGATACCTCATTGTCCACAACGACATATCAGAGATGTACGTATTAATACTGCTAGGAGACAGATAATTAATGTTGTGGACTTTGAAGGGGTCGTTACTTTTCACTAACTAGCATCTTCCATTTTAACGTCAATGAAAGAATCTACAGTTCCCATATCTTCTACATTTACTTCCTTCTTAACTTTCATATCCCACTCATTAAATATATAAGTGTTATAATTATCAATCCAAGCCATGAAGTTAATAAAAGTTTCTTGGTCATCTTTAGAAACCTCTACTGTGTCTTGTAAATCTAAAGTATATGTAGGTAAGTAAAAAGAATTACCATTAGGAAGTTTCCTTTCCTCAGTATTCAAAACAATAGTATGCTGAACAGGTAGTCTCTTAACTTGAGAAAACTTTTTAAAAGGCTCACCCATAGTCTTAAATGCATCTCTATTGTCTATCTCCCAAATAAAAGGAATGCTATCCTTCTTTACTTTACTGCCTGTGTCATCAACTGCACCAACCAAATCAACTGTGCCAAATATAACACGAACTCTTTTGATTTGTCTGATAACATCCTGTGTTTCTACAGGCAAAGCCTTAAAGTCTTTAATAAAACCTGAAGGCTTACCACAATTAAACTTACCTTGATTGTCTTTTAAATCAACATTCAAGTTGTCTGACATTATGGTTTTGTGATATACCCCCAAAGGCTCTCCTGCCTTTGCAGACATATTCTTTACAAACCTTTTATACATAAATCTCTGTATAAATGGTCTAATCTTTGCTGAAGTAGCATAAATTATCTTTTCATCAGGCACTTCTAACTTGTAAGTTCCACCTTCGACTACTTCTACTTTAGTCTTTTTACCATCAACCTCTGCACTACCCATGATAGGAGTGTGATTTATTCTAAATCTTGGTAGAGACTTTGGTTTATTATCTGAGGTGGTATCATCACCTGCCATGCCCATAGCTTTTGCCATGACTGCATAATTATTTGTATCTATAGTTGTTACTTCACTATTCATTTATGTCTTTCTCCTTATTAACAAAAGTCTTATTGTTATATCATACAACATCTTTTGTGTCAAGCCAATTATTACCTATTTTCATATCTAATTGTAATGGCACATTAAAATTTATACCAAATTGTGCATTAATTATGTCTCTTAAACTAGAGTTAATACTTTTTAAGGTATATACAACTAAATTTTCTTCATCAGGATGTACATCTATGACTATAGAATCATGTACAGTATTAACTATACAGGATTGTGCATCTTGTAGTCTCTTTTCTATCTCTAGTAATACAACAGGAACAACATCTGCAGTTGCAAAACTTTGAACAGGATAGTTTTTTATCTGAGTAAAGTGTGATACCTTACCATATACATTCCTCTCTACATCAGGAAAAGAAAATTGTCTTCCTGATGGTGTGGTAATCTTGCCTGTGCTTATAGCCTCTTGAGCCAATTTGGAATGCCATAATGCGATTTCCTTGTACTTCTTTGTGAACATCTTATAATACTGTGCTTCAGCATTCGTTCTCCCAAAGCCTGTTGCTCCGTAGAGGGGTGCAAAGGTATGAGCTTTCGCTTCTTGCCTAGTAGTTTTCTGCCCTGCATCACTAATAACACGAGCAGTATAGCTATGCACATCAAATCCATCTTCAATCTCCTTCATTGCTATTTTGTCTTGAGACAGGAAGGCTGCAGTTCTAAATTCTAACTGAGCAAAGTCTGCCTCTAATATCTTTCCACCTTCCCATCTTGATACAAATACTTTTTTTACAGGAAACGTACCACCTCTAGGCATATTCTGCATATTAGGGTCTGCTCCACTAAATCTTCCTGTAGCAGTTCTATGTTGTAATAGTCTAACATGAAGTTTGCCATCAGGTTTTGTGTAAGTATTTATACCATCAACAAAAGATGATAAGTAAGTTTCCAATGCTGACAATCTCTGTAAATCTTCTAAAAACTGTACTGCATTTGTAAGGTTATTCTTTTTAGCTATGTTCTGTAGTATAACTAAATTAGTTTTATTAACTGTAAATCCATTTGCACTAACCCACTTTGCATTTGGTGGTGTAAACTTTAGTCCTGCTATTCTACTTGTTGGATTAAAAAGATATCCTGCACCATTGCACTCAGGACAACCATTAGGTCTAGCATAAGGTGTCCCATTCTTCCTAACTTTTCTTACTTTACCTACACCATCACAGTTACGACATTGAACTGCAGTTGTTCTATAGACAACATCAGAGTTATTTTTTATAGCCTGTGCATAATCTTTGTCTGACATATAGGGTGTAAAGGAATTTGCCCACATGACTTTATCCTTAGGCTTTCTACTATAGATAACCCAAGACATTTGTTCAGGACTACTTAAATTAATAGGGGTGTCTCCCATCAGTTGTACAACTTGTTCTTTCAGTCTGTTTTCTATCTGAATTTTTTCTTGCTCAAACTCCTGTTTTACTTCTGTGAGTTTATTTTTATCTACAGAAAAACCATTCTTATATATCTTAGCTAAACATACTGACACTTTGTTTGTTAGTATAACTGAATCCATCAGCTTGGCATATTCTACTGTGTTTAATTTTCTATACAACTTATCCGAGAGTTGTTGAGTTGCCTTTAAGTCTGCTGATAAATATTCTTTTAATTCATCTCTTGGTATACCATCTACTCCAACACCTTGAGCAAAGTAATGCTTAAGTGTATCTTTCTTTTGTGTTTCTAATTCATATCTTTCTGCACAAGCCTCAAGAGATAAAGGTTGCTTAATGCCTCTTTGTATTATGTATTCAGCTAACATGGTATCAAATACTGCACCATCATATTTGTATCCACACTCCCACAACCACATCAAGTCATAGGCTATGTTATGTCCTATCAATATTGTTGCTCTGTCTAAAACTTCCTGTAGATATATTCCATCAGGCACATCCATATTAAATAAATGTTGTTGTCCATTGTCTTCCAAACAACCTACCATTATTAATTTATTTGTAGGCTCAAATGGGTCAAGATGTAACTTACCATCTCTTTTTGTTGTTGTGTTTTCTACATCAAGAGTTAGCTTCATAGATACCTCGCAGTTAAATAATCTAATTCACAATGCTGAACACCATGCCATCCTGATAACTTATTCTTAACAACATTTAAATGTCTAGCAGGACTTTCTTCCTCTCCACCATCAGGATTCTTAACTGTATCTTTTGCTATTAGAATCATTAAATCTGCCTCTGCTGCCTTACCTGTTCTACTACCTTCCATCATAGCCTGATTAAGATAAACTTTACCCTCTGCCTCTGCAGATAATTGCGACATATAAAACATGGCACACTCATGCATCTTTGCAATCTGTCTTGCATGAATTGCATTTGCCTTTAGTGCCTCATCAGGTCTAGCAAAACCACCTGCCTTTGCAAACTTATCTCCCATATCTAATATTACTACATCAGGTTTATAAGATTTGCAAACACTTTCTACCCAATTCATATCTCTTCCTGAGGCATCCTTAATAAATATGTTCTTTTTTACTGCCTCATACTTATCTCTTGCCTTATCAGGATTTTCTTTTATCTCATGCATTGTCATGCCTGTAGCTGATGTTAAGTATCTTGCACCAACTCTATGTGCTGATTCCTCATTACATAACACAACACATCTAGCACCTTGATGTGCAAACCCACCTTGTCCTGCAACAAGTGAGGCATGGAATGATGTCTTGCCTGTATTTGGTCTAGCACCTATCTCAATCAAGTGTCCTGCACTCACTCCCTCTACCTTCCTAGTCAATGCAGGAATATTAAATATCCACTTTGCCTCTAAACTATTCTTAGCTATTAAAGTTTCTAAACTCATGTCATCCCATTCAATATTTAAATTAGGTGTAAAATCATCTCCATATAATTCCAAAATATTACGAATGGGTTCAAGTGAGGATTGAGTACCATTAACATAGTCAAAGCCAATATTAGCAATGTCCTCACCAACCACCTGCTGAAATAACTTAGATAATACTTCCTGTGCGACATCTTCTCCAAGTGGATTCTCCTTTTTTATTTGTGTAAACAAACTCAAGTAGGCTTGTTTTTGTGCAGTAGTCATTGATGGATTACCTGATATAAACAAGGCTTCAATCTCATCAGGTGTTACTGTTCTTTCATATGTGGACATAGCCTTGTCGATAGCCTGTTTAATTTTTCTTACATCTTTACTAAACAATCTATCAGGACATTTTGCTCCTCTATGTTCATCATAGAATTTTTTGTCCATTAAACTTCTAATTAACGATAGTTCCATGTTGTTTCTCCTTAGGGGTTAGGTTGTATAAATTATTTAAATCTTCTTCGTTTCTATATTTTAAGTCATCCTTTAATTTTAAAACTCTTACATCACTCACATGACCTCTTAACTCTTTTGCAAAGGCTAGTGTCTTGGGCATTGCATCAGGGTCTAGTGCTATTATCACAGTTGAGAATTGCGATAGGTACTTTCTATGTGATTCACTTAATGATGTTCCCAACACAGCTACCCCTACAAAAACATCACCACCTACAACAGAGGCACTTATGCAATCCTCAACCACGACTCCCACATTACCACAACCAAAAGAAAAAGGCAAGTTATTTTTTCCATACCTTTTCCATTTAGGTAATCGAAAAGTTGTAGAACGACCAATGGCATCTACGATAATCCCATTATCCTTGATAGGAAAAACAATCCTTTTATCCTTGATGTCATAGTAGAGTGGTATTTTTTTATAATCAATTCCATATTCACTTGTAAATTTTATAATCTCAGGTCTATCTGCATGATGAACTATGTACTCAGGCATAGTAAATGTATCATCTAGTTGTTTAACTAATTGTAATGATGTCTTTATGTCATCAACAGATAAGTGTATTCTTTTTGAACCTGACAATCTACAAGATGCCTTGTAACAATTCCATAAAAGATTGCCCATATTATTTGTAACACTAAAAGTTTTATACCCATTACATTGTGGACAGTTATATCTTTTACTTTCTCCTACATTTAAGTGTAAATCATTTATATATGTATATACATTCATATGTGTATCACTTAATATGTATCATTTAATTATTAGTATCGTAATTT